GCTTTGCTGCGTCAGATAGTTGCTGTTTCTTTTCTGGCGTTATGTTTGGGATTGTCGTGTAGTTAACTCCGTGCAATTCATAGTCGCCATTTTCTAGCGCAAGTCGGTTTTCGGCATCTTCAATGCGCTGGCGTAGTTCAAGCTTGCATTCTGCTGGCTTTACTGCTTCTGGCTCTATTCCGCGCATGTGGCAGATTGCTTGTGTTGCTTCTTGGATTTGTTGTGGGGTCATTTTAGTAGCTCCGGATTTTGGTGGATGTTGCCGATTACTTCCATTGATTCAACGGTAGCCCAGCCGATTGCAATGTAGTCAAATTCGCAATGCTCAACATCAACGCATAGTGCGCCACCATCGAAGTAGACTTTAGACTTCCAAGGCACGTCATCACCATCGTCAAGCAATACAATATCACCCTCATAAATCTCAACGCCGTTACGGTCTTTTAGTCCGGTGTATTGCTCTGTGGTCATATTCCTGTCGTTAGGGATCGCTCCTTTTATGCACTTTCCGGAATTTGACTCCGTGTACCAGTTCCTATCGTGAATTCCACGAAACATAAATCGATCACCGTCCCACGCTCTAAACTTAATCTCTCTATTCATTTCATCATCCTATTTATTAATTAAACACCCAAAACATACAACATTACACAACCCTATGCAAATGCTTTATAATAGTTTTGCTGCGTCGGCATCATCCTAGCCCACGGCCAATTCCGGTGGCGCAGCTTTAATAGGATGAGAATCACATGAAAGAGACAGAAATTACAGAGCTTGCTATAGCCAAGACCAAAGCAGAAGCAGAGCTAATTAACGCCCTATCCAATGCATTTTCCGCACTTGGTAACTCATACATGCCAAAGCCAATGGGATATGACCATCAGTCATGCCCTGTCAAAAGGGCGCAAGAAGCAATCGCCAAAAAACTACAACAACTAGCAGAGAAATAATCATGACCAAAATCACACTAGAACAAGCAAAGCTTGAAGTAATTGGCTTTTTACAAGAGCACGACTTAGAAACTGATACCACCACAATGCTTGAAGAAGATGCGAAAGAATTTGACGAGCTTCTTACTGCCATTTCTAAGCCGGTCTCAAATGGTCGCGCTGTAATCGATGGTGATAAGTACGTACTAACGCTACGTGAGCCAATTGGTGACACAAAAGAAGTAACAATCAAGGGTATGAGTGCGCGTGATATGTTTGCGGCAGATAAGGCCAAGAAAGGCAATGAAATGGCTAAAGCTGGCCACATGATTGCATCAATGATTGGTCTTACATTTGCAGAGATCAACCGCCTTAGCTCCCAAGACTTCACGTTGCTAAGTCGTTTGTCCAGCCTTTTTATGGTGGTTTAACGACTCTTTACGTAGTTAATGGAGGGGAGCGTAAAAAACTCCCCCTTAATCTAATTAACTTCGAGTACGTTGAACAAAATACACGGATAACCATTCTAAAAACGATGTATGCCCAGATTGCTAGAGACTTTGCCAACTGTCCGCGCCCGAACGAAATAGAAGATTGGGAATTATTCTTTTACTATGATCTACTTGTTCCTGAGTTGGTCAGTATGCAAAAGCAGGCTATGAAAAATGGGTAAATACAAAATCAAAACGGTGTTTGAAAGCATCGATAAAATGACCGCACCAGTTAGGAAGATGGCTGGTGCGGTCAATCGTTTTACAATATCGGCAGAAAACGGACTGCGAAAGGTTGATAACGCTTTTAATGGCATAAGCTCCACCATCACTAGCGGCACAATGAATATTGCCAAATGGGGCGCAGGAATGGCCGCTGCTGGTGTTCTTGCCGCTGGTGTCCTTAACCAGCAACAGCAAGAAGTCGAAAACCTTACTAATGCAGTTGGTGCCAATATCCAAACCGTTGAAGCCGTCTCTAGTGCGCTTGCCAATACTGGCTTGAGTGTCGATAACGTGATCGACTTGTACGAAGAGATGAATAACAAGCTTGGTGAGTCAAAAGGACTTGAGGAAATCACAGCCGTTAGTGAATCGCTGGCTATATTAGGGCTGCGCTTTACTGACATTAAACACCTCAAGCCAGAAGAGCAGTTCAAGAAAATCACCAATGCCGCACTGAAAATGGAAGATGCAACCAAGGCACAAGCTGCTGCTGATATTCTGATGGGTGGCGAGGCTAACAAAGTGCTTGGTGTGCTGCGTCAGCAAGGCAAGTCAATGGAAGATATTATTGGCAACTACCAAATGCTATCTTTCAGAACCGAACGCTCTCGACAAGGTGCGCGTGATATGGCGCGAGAGCAAACCAAGTCTATCCAGCTATTCCAGTCGATGAGCAAAGAGATTTCTGGATTGGTTGGTGTTCACCTAGTACCACTAATCGACAAGTTCAACAAGTTCCTAATAGCAAACAAAGAGGTTATTGGACAGTCCATTGATAAATTCTTTGGTGAAATTGCTGCAAGTGTTGGCGATGTTTCTACGCTGTTCGATCGCGCACTTAACGGACTGAAGAGTTTGCACGCTAATTTCGAGTCAGTGAAAGATTGGGCAGTAACCATTGCAAAAGTCACCGCTGGCGTTGCTGCGTTAATGGCTGGATTGAATATCTTTATTGGCGTTATGACTGCGGTCAACTTGGTGATGGCTATGAACCCTGCAGTGTGGGTAGTTGCTGGTATTGCTGCGGCGGTTACTGCTTTAGCTGCGGCTGCGTACACAATTTACGACAATTGGGACGGCATCAAGTCGTACTTTGCAGGGCTGTATGATTACTTTGCTGACTTGTTTGGCGGCATTGCTGGGCTGTACGAAAGCACAATAGGAAGCGTGGTCAATGACCTTAAAAACGTGAAAAACTTCGTGTTTGGTTCAGACGACGAAGAAAGCGACATCAACGTAACACGCAACGTTGCCAATGATGTAGTTATGAGTCCACAGCAACGCCAAGCAATGTACTACGGTAACATGCAGGGCAGTGTTGACGTTAACGTATATGGTCACAACGGCGTTAAACCTGAGCGTGAGACTTATACGAGTCGATTGCAGTTGGCGACTAGTGGTAGATAAGCGTTGACAGCGTGTAATGGTTGGTTTATATTTAATTTGCTGTAGGGCTGTGGCGACACTTCCTTAACAACCGTAGATTAGGATCTTTCGATTCCGCTACAGCACAAAAGCCCTTGCTCGCTAAGGGTGTTTTGTAGAGTGGTTTGGGTAGGCGATGACAAGCTTAATGCAATCGGATTCGTTTTCCTTATGTCAGGGAAAATCCCTAGTGATTGCTTAGGGGAAATCACTCCACAAAATTGCGCGGTAAGTATCTCAACGTGAGTACGGATTAAAAGCTGTACGCCTAGAGGACTTCCTCGGTTTGGATAGAGTTCGTGCGCTTCGGTGCATTCGTTGTGGGTTCGAATCCCACCCGCGCAGCCAATTCACAAAAACCCGTCACTATGGCGGGTTTTTCTTTATGCGCCATTCAAGTGTTATAATCCACCTATCACCATAAAAGGATCATAACCATGCCATGGCAAGACCGATTAAAACCCTGCACCTACACCTCACCAAGTGGCGCAGTGTTCAATCTGCAATACGAAGACGTATCGCAGTCGTTAAAAAAGAAGACCACCACATTTGAGTTTGTTGGCACCAATGACGTCTACGTTCAGGACAATGGAGTCGGCGCTCGCACTATTCCGCTAACCATTTACTTCTCTGGAGAAGACCACGATTTACAGGCTAATGACTTTTTCGAAGCTATTGCTGAATCTGGCGCTGGTCAATTGCAGCATCCTGTTTATGGCTTGCAGACAGTTAACCCTGTTGGCGATCCATCTCGCAGTGACCGGCTAAAAACTGGTGCCAATGAATCCGCTTTTGATATTACGTTTGTTGTCACTATTACAAACCTTTACCCTGCATCGCAAAGCAACATCAAAGCCAATGCACAATCAGCTAGCGACGCATTCAACAACGCAACGGCAGAAGAGTACGACGAACTAATTACACTCAACACTGAGTCAGAACGCCAAACGCTAATCGGTGATAGCCAAGACTTACTAGGCACGTACAAGGAAGGCTTGCAGGACTTAACCAATGGCCAAGCAGATTTACAGCGAGACTTTAACGACATTCACGGGTCGATTAATGATGGCATTGACTTGTTAGTTGGTCAGCCGCTTACCTTGGCATTTCAGTCAATCCAGCTTGTTAAATCAGTCAGTAATGCCGCGGCACTGATTGAAGATAGATTGGACGCATACGGCAACCTACTTGACGATTTAACCAATGACGACAAGACAGTTGCACCAACCTATGACTTTGTTGCCAATAACCGCCTAGCTACGCAAAACCTATACGCCTCTGCGACTGTTTCGGCAATGAATGACGCAATGGTATCAACTGACTTTAAAACACGCGACGAGGCTCTAGAGGCATCAGTAAAGGTCACTGATTATTTTGCTCAATACATGGCATGGAAAGAGCGCAACTATGCAGCGTTAGATCAACTTGATACGGGTGAAGGCTACGTCAGTCTCCAAGAGCAAACCGCGCTAACTGCATCGTTGCTCATTGATGTATCACTTGACCTAAAACGCCAGCGCACAATCATTCTTGACCGCGATATGTTTGTGATTGATTTTGCTTATCAGTATTTTGGCAGCACGGACAACGCCACGGTTGAAGAGGTGATTAAGCTGAATGGGCTTGATAACAGTGAGATTTGGGTTATTCCGAAAAATAGACTCATGAAATTTTATGAAGAGTAGGAAAAGAAAAGCCCCGTTAGGGGCTTATTTTATTGAGCTGTTTTTAAGGACGTAGCCAATAGAAAATGAAGCGAATGGCATTGTTACATTGAAGCACCACGCAGTTCCGTTTTTGTTTTTCCTGCAATAGTTATCAAAGCCAACATTAAGCAAATGGTATCGACGAGACTCTCCAGTTTCACCAGTAACATACATCAACTCACGCGCAAAGCTGGCATCTAAATATAAGTTTCCAATAAACACTAAAACTCCCCCTTAGCAAAAGCAGTAATTAAAGCGCCGATAATTGAGCCGACAACCAACCAAATCACCTTGACCCATGCAGATTCATTGTCGCGATTTGATTTGTCACATTCACAGCGCCTTATCGCGTGAACATTCTCAATTGGCACTGGAACTCCATCAATAAGCACAAGTTTACCGCTTAATTTCTGGCTTTCTTCGTAGTGCTCACAGCAACCGTGCGCGGCTTGTGGTGGTGCTAGGTTTACGGCTTGTCCGCAGTTATAACAAGTCGTATCAGTTTCGTTTATTGCCGTGTAGCAATGTGGGCATGGGGTTTTAGTCATTTTCCCGCTCCTTATTGAGCTCATCTGCACGCTCTTGGGCTTCTGCTGCATTCCAGTGCTGTATGTTATCTACTAACTCTAAATTTCCTCGCTTTAAATGAACTTCAGCGTAAGCCTTGTCAAGCTCATCTTGTGTAAGTTCGGTTTTTACTGCTATCCAGCATCCACTTTCTGTTTCAACGGCTTTGTACATAGATTTATCTCCACTCGTTTCGATAGAGCAATTATTAATTAACACAACCAATATTACTAATCGTTTATTCCTATCAATAAGCCATAATTAATAGGATTTGTTTTTCTGATATAATTCAACCAACACACAAAACGAGCACAACCATGAGCAACTACACAGCCAAGCAAAACGACACTTTCGAGCTAATATCTCGGCGCATGTTCGGAACAGCTAACGAAACTGGTAACATACGCAAAGCCAACCCATCACTACAAGAGCCTTTATCGGCTGGCGACTCGGTATTTATTCCTGCCAGTGCGAAAAGTAAAACCGTTGCCACGACTGGCGATGATGTGACGTTTCTGATTAACGGGCAAGAATACCGATTTTTTAACTCAATCGAATTTTACTCACGCTTTGACTCTTTTGATTCGTGCATCATTACAGCGCCTTTTGAGCCTGACAACTTGGCATTTCGCAAAACCTTTGTGCCGTTTTCGTACGCTAACGTTGATGTGTTTATTGGTAGCGAGTTGGTATTTTCTGGCACACAGATGGGGCTAACGCCACAAGTAACGGCCAATTCAAAGGTTGTTATTATCGAGGCATACGCCCGTTGCGCTGTCACTAACGATTCATCACTACCGGTTAGCAGCTACCCAATTGAATTGCGTGGATTAAAACTCGATCGCATCGCACAAGAAATTTGCAAGCCGTTCCCGTTCCAAGTTAAAACAAATGTCGATGTTGGTGCCAAGTTCGAATCGGCATCAATCAAGCAGCCAGACAAGATTTACCCGTTTTTAGTTGAGTTGGCCAAGCAGCGAGATTTGATAATCAGCAATGATGAGAATGGCGACTTGCTTATCACTCGCGCTGTTGATGAAAAGTCAGTTGCGCAGCTTTATGATGATGCCGCACCAGTGTTGTCAGTGACACCTATGCACGACGAGCAGAATTATTTCAGTGACTACACCGCAATCATCCCAATCATGCTAGACGGCTTACCAGTGGCTACGTACACAGCCAAAAACAAGCGATTGCAGAATGTATTGCGTGTTGAGAACTACGAAGCTAATGACGCATTCAACGGCGAAGAAAGGCAGATAGCAGAGTCACGCAGAGCTCGCGGACTGGCTAACTCGATCGGCTACGAAGTATCACTGGCAACGATAAGAGATCCGCAAGGCAAGCTATACAGACCAAATAGTTACGTTAACCTAACCGCGCCAACCGCCATGATTTACAATGACACTAAGTTTTTTGTTAGGTCAGTTAACTTGGTACTAGACGGTAACAGCAAAACTTGCACACTGGATTTGGTATTGCCTGAATCGTTTAACGGCAAAGATGTGGAGAGATTTCCGTGGGAAGAATAGGAAGAGTGCAAGAAAACATTGGCAACCGTGTAAACATGGATTTGGGCGGCGGCTTTACTAATGAGTGCGATCGAGTTCAGCCAAGCGGAGAAGATTCTAGGCCGCTGCCAAATGACGACGGATACACTTACCAGTGGGGAATTAGCGGCAGGTGGGTTGTAGGTGGTTACTTTGATTATGGCAACAAAATAGCCAAACCTGGAGAAAAGCGCATCTATGGACGTGACGCTGACGGCAATGTAACGAGTCACGTTTATTTGCAGAATGATGGCACCATCAAGATAGAAAACGATGCAGTAAGCTACACGCTAAAGCCAGACGGCACGACAATAGAAACTAACGGCAGTGGAACAAAAACAATGTCGCCAGACGGCACGGTAAATATCAACGGGTTTATTATTAATCCTGATGGTAGTGTTGTGAGCCCTGTTGCTGTTAGTGCGCCTAGCGTGGTTGTTAATGGCAAGGAAATGGACGGACACGATCACAGTAATGGCACTTACAATATTGGCGGTACGCCTGTGGTTGGTGATTCTGGTGCGAATAATTAGTGGATATGAAAAAACCCCTCTGGTGAGGGGCTTTGTTTAGCTGAATAGCATTCTAAGCCTATTGTTGTCATGCTCTTGCGTGTACGTGTGCTTTTTGGTTCTTAGCGGTTTGTCCATCTTTGTGAATTTTAAGTAACAATCGGAAGGCATGATTCTGTTAGATATTATTTCAATTTTGTCCCATGACGTACTGGGAATCTCGATAACGATCATTCCAATTAATTCAACAGCTTTCTTGTCATTAGACCAAGGCTCCATTGTTAGAATGTTAGCTCTCCATATGCCGTTTGCCTTTAGTTCATGGCAAATGTATTCAAATGACCCTACACGATGAGGACTCATTTTTCTAAAGATTTCTCTTAATTGTTCAGTGTCCATCTCATTACCTATTAATATTTAAACACCCAATCAATCTACACGCCCATTCTCTAACTGTCAACAACCAATTCTGTTATAATTCACAAAACACCATTATCTTTATTTACTCAGGGCTCACAAATGCAAGGTGATGTATTACTCTTTCAGTCGCTAGATGGCGGCGAAATCAAGGTTGAAAACAATCAGATAGTACTTACAGCTGGCTTAGAAAGTGCTGTGTACCTATCTTTGTTTTCGCCTGCTGATTGGTTTTTGAATGACGTGGCAGATACTAACGAAGAGAAGTTATC